CAACCTAGTCTACAAATAGAAAATGTGGTATGGCCGGTAGGTTTCGAACCTACAAAGGCGCTGTCTACGACTTTGCCCCAGCCCCACTCTAGTCTATGGGACTAGCGGGAGGTCTACCAATTCCACTCACGGCCACATTGTTATTATATATGTGTAATAAATTAAAGTCAAAAAAATAGGGCCCATAAGGCCCTATTATTATTCCAATCTACTGTTTAATTTATCAATTTCGTTGGCCGCTTCTTCTAGAAGGTCTGAGATGCGATCGTTGGCACCCTCTTGAACACTTTTGCGATCTTTGTTTTGTCTACGAATCTCTGCTCGCTTACGCAAACGAAAGACTAGACTTTGTTCTGCTACAGGTAAATGACTTTCATCAATCATACATCCTCCAAATAGTTTCGAACCCATGACAAGCGAGCCTGTTCATTCATGGCAGTATACTCAACAATGTTAGCACGAATTGCATCAATTAGTGGATAGTACTCTTCGTCAATGTTGTGCTTGATGTCTTTATTCAAGTCTACTAACTTATCTGTCCGCGGATTGCGAGCAACCCACTTTGAAGTCAAGTAGTATGGTGACTTGATCTTAGCACTTACACCTTCGTTGGTATAGAATACATAACCTTCGTGACTACATTCTTTGGCCATTTGTTCTACTCGTGCCATGTTAGTTGTTACACTTTCTGGCACAAAGCAATCGAGCACACGACCCATTTCCATTAACATGAATGGATCATGTTCAACATGTGTGTTCCATTTGTTTTCGCGATATCCTAGAATATACATACCTTCCTTTTCAGGAACGATATGTGGGTCGTTTTTGTGAACGCACTCAAACATAAAAGTATACCCTTTCCAGCGTGAGCACAGGTCTAGATACTTTGCTTCGTCAATTAGCTCACGTGCCATGTTAACATAGTCGCTGTCTGTGCTACCAGTAGTAGACACTAACAGTTTACCGTTATGCAATGTACAAGCAACCATGAAGCCGTTGACTTTGCGGAAAGCAGTTACCTTGGTATCTGGGGTAAGCACTGGTGCTTCCTTTTCAATGCCGTAGTTGTAGATCTTTGTGAATGGATAAGCAACCAAGTTGAAATCCTTGTCTACAATACTACCGCGGCATTCAGCAATGTACTCGTTCCACAAGTTATCGTAGAACACTCTCTTCTTGTACTTCAGTACGTAGATACCATCGCCACACTCTCGCATGTTGACTAAGCCGCTAGTTTCTACATATTCTTTTAACTCATCTTTAAACATTGAATAACTCCGAGATATCAAATTGGAATCGTGCCTTCATTTTAGCCAAAGTTTCTTCCGGAACATTATGCACATTGCCCCATTCATTTTGTACAACTATTACAGTTGGAACAATATCAAATTCTTTGGCAAGATCAAAATACGGGCGCATTTCTTTGATAGTAGTAAACGTGTTGCTAACAACAGGTGAGAATCCTGTGGTCATAAGTTCGCGAGTGCGATTCAAACACCATGCGTGAGCTTCGCCTAGTCGACTAGCATCCCACTTATACTCACCGTCCTGCATCCAGAACATATCAGTTTCTACATGATAGTAGTAACCAATTAAGTTTTTTGCAATAGTGGACTTGCCAGATCCTGGCAAGCCACGTACTAATAACAGTTTCATTCTTCGTCCAATACTAAATTAGATGCATAGTTATACAATCCAGAATCGCCTTTTGTTAAGACTTCTAACAACAATCGTTTTTCTTCAAAGTAAACTTTAGCAAAGTCTTCATCGTGAATCATGATACTAGAGCAGTTACTGATGATGTCAGCCAACTTAATTGTCTGCGCTTCTCCAGGTGCTCCTGCAATATGATTACGATCCATTTCTTTACGGAATGCACGATTGCCATACTCAGGACGACTAATGTCAGTTACCCAGCCTACATACTCACCAACTTTGTCACCGAACTCTCGAGCAATGTCTTCGTTGGTTACTTTAGTATCTTCAACAACATCATGCAACCAAGCAGCAGCAATCATCTCGGGTGTGGCACCAGGGACGTTGGCTACAAAGTCGGCAACTTGTTTAGGATGAACAATATAGGGTTCGTTGGTATACTTACGGCGCTGATCGACAGCAGCATGAGCAGCAGTTGCAAAGATGCGAGCTTTTTCTACGATATCCATTAGTGATGTCCTTTTATTTCATTGTTCTTAACATTGGCAATTGCCCATTCCATTGACACAGCTATCATGCCTGTGGCATCCATACCTACATCTCTACAACGATATTTTTCCATACCGCTGTCGCCACCATGTACGTGACCAAAGAAATGTAAGGAACCTCTGTGCATTTGATCCCACTCGCTGATTGGATAGTGAAACATAACAATCTTATGACCGTCATAGGTAACATCCAAATACTTGTGTACTTCTTTAAACGCATTACGGAATGTGGCATCCTGTAACGTTTTACGATCGTGATTTCCTTCAACTAAGATCTTTGAGCCGTTTAAACGATTCACAGTTCTTCCAGCATCGCTGCCTGACATAAATGCTACATCACCTAAGATGTAAACAGTGTCTTCTGGCTCGATTAAATCGTTCCATTCCTTAATCATGGCTTCGTTCATGTAGCTAACATCGTCGCGGAATCTTGCTCGCGTGATCGGGCAGAACTTCATTATGTTCTTGTGACCGAAATGTAAATCGCTAGTGATCCATGTTTTCATTTTATTTCCTCTATATACATTATAACATCGTGCGAAAGCCCTGCATAGTAACAGGGCTTTCTTTTGTTGTAGAATTACTACGGTTAGATATCGCCTTCGCGATTCTTTGGAATAACAAATCCCCAATCAGTAGTTACACCATTAATTGTGTGTGGTTCGCTTTCATCGTAGGTCATTCCTAGCACTTTCATCATCTTGTGTTTGACAAGAAGATTGGGGCTACGAAATACTTCAGTATCGTCAAAGCCTAATATGGTTCCTACTTCACATACAGCCCCACTACGACATACACCTGCTACACAATGCACAACAACGTTCATGCGATGTTCTAGAGCGTGTTGCAACAAGCGAACTAATTCTTCAGCTTGTTCGTCTTGAATTTTCCATTGGTCATTTATTGTGTCATCGGTTTTTTCTAAATCAAGAAACTTAAACTGATGAGTAGATTTAAACTTGTGCATTGGCACAGGAAACTCCATGTCCGGATCAACAATTTGAATCAGCATAGAGTTCTCTCCGGCGTTGTGATGTCGACCTTTGGGAATATCTCCTAATGATACATTTTCAATCCAGGGCATTATACTCTCTCTTTTTTAATTCGTCCTATACGGCTAGCTTTGTTCCATGTGTAAGCTACACCATCTGGACATAGACCATCTTCAACACTATCAACTCCAAATATACCGCACACTTCAAAATCCGGGCCGCTGATAGTTACAAACATACCTACAGTTTTGGCAAATGCCATAGCTTCGTTTAGTGTAGGACATGAGTTAAGTGGGAGTCCCGATTTGCTTATTACTTTATACATTCTATTATGATACGATCAAACACTGTGTTTGTCAATGGTACCCCGGGCGGGAGTTGAACCCGCATTTAAATTTCTCTTTTTGAGAGAGACGACTTTGCCAATTTGTCTACCGGGGCTTTGTTCGTGGTACGAGTGGAGGGACTTGAACCCTCAATCAATTAAGCGGCAGATTTTAAGTCTGCTGTGTATACCATTCCACCACACTCGCATATTTGGTGCTCTAACGTAGAATTGAACTACGATCTCTGTCATACCAAGACAGCATAATAGCCATTATACTATAAGAGCTTAATCTTCTTCTGGAAGTTCTGCTAGTGGGCTAGGTGCTGTGGTTTTCTTCTTGCCCCAAGGGTTATAACTTTCTCCCTCGACGCGACCACTCTTACCCATTGGAATTTGTTGAATGATTCCACCGCCTGCTAAAAATTCTGCAACAGCGGCATCGGTTGCTTCTTGTTCTTCTTTCTTACCCATTATCTACCTTATTGTTATTGGCCCGGCGTGGAGGAATCGAACCTCCATAATGACTTTAGAAGAATCATGTCCTATCCATTGAACGAACGCCAGATATATTTGGAGCGGAGTGAGAGAATCGAACTCTCGACCGAAGATTGGAAATCTGCTGTTTTGCCATTAAACTAACCCCGCATACTAACTATAAACTTATTATAGCATCACCTTGATTTATCTGCAAGCTCTTTATAACCTGCCCAGGAAGGATGAACTCCATCTTTTTGTAATCGTGTAATAGGTAACACGACATCGTTATGATCCTTGGCAACTAATTTGACCATCTCTTGGATGTCTGGTTTAATTGCAGGAAGGATCCAATAGACTCTATCTGCTTTTGTTCTATCACGCAGTTGTTGTAACTCCCAAAGAGTTCTAACACCTTTATGATCATTGCTGCCTAAACTGATAATTACTGTCTTTGCTGCAACGGGAGTGTCTTTATACTTCTTATTCCACTGCCACGAGTTCCATCCACCATGTGAATATGAAACACACTCAGTACGAATATTAGCTGTACCAACTGCAATACTGTCACCTAGAATCAAACATTCTAACATAATTGTCCTTTGGAGCGGGCGATCGGGTTCGAACCGACGACATTTACCTTGGCAAGGTAATGCTCTACCAACTGAGCTACGCCCGCATTAAATTTTTGACATACTACTTATCACATTATACTCCGCATGTCAGGGAGAGTTTTTGGTCGGAGTACAAGGATTCGAACCTTGTACGCCTATGTTTCTATTCTGCGCTACCAGACTGATAAATACTTATATGAAACACGAATGTCCCAACTGTAAATCAGAGTTTAAAAACACGCAAGGTTTAACGATGCATACAAAGTATTGCGGTAAACCTAAGCGAATTTTTAACTGTAAGCATTGTGGTGCCGAAAAAATATTTAGGCACACATCCACTAATCAATATTGTTCACATAAATGTGCTCAATTAGCGAGCCGAGTCGAAAAGGATGAAGCTCACTATAAACATAAACGAGCTATTGCTAATGAAGCCTGGCAAAGATACCACGCTAAACAAAAAGCTCAAACACCACCTGATGCAGATTTAAAACTAATACAAAAAATCTATGAAGAATGTCCTATAGGGTTTGAAGTAGATCACATCATACCCGTTAGTAAAGGTGGACTACATCATCAAGATAATCTTCAATACTTACCTATGAGTCAAAATAGACAAAAAGGTAATAAGTTAGATTGGTCCGGGAAGTGGGATTCGAACTCACGATCTCCTGCTCCCAAAGCAGGCGCTTTAAGCCAGACTAAGCTACACCCGGAAAAATTTTAACAGACTCGGCGCTACACTCCGAATTGTTTTTTTCTAATCTTCATGCCAACATAGGTGCCACAAAACGCACCTGCCATTGCTGGAATCATTAACCAATGATTAGACGTGTAATTTATAACTGCTACACTTCCTAAAACATAACAAGCCACAGACCAAAAGCTTGCTCCTAATACATTGTCATTTGCCACACATCTTAGATAATATGTATAAACAATATCAAGTAAAAATATAGCAAAAAATGTTGTTAGGTAATCTATCATTTGAATTTGGTTGCGGGACCTGGATTCGAACCAAGAACTGAAGCTTATGAGACTTCTGAGATGCCCTTTCTCTATCCCGCGATAACTTTATTAAAATACTTTAATGACACATTGCTATGCAATCTGAAGTCTATAATTC